TACCCGCAAGGAGCGCGGCTTTGGTAATTTGATTGTTGCAGAGGGTAACAAGCTCCAATATGCGAAACTTTCCGACAAGCTCGCAGCAGTTAAGTACCTCTCCGAAATCGGCGGCTTAATGCTCGACCAGGCGTTAGTAACGCTCGGCTTTCCGCCTATCGGCGGCGAGGAGGGCAAACGCCGCGTACAGACGCTCAATATGGTTAATGCCGATAAAGCGGACGAGTACCAATTAGGCGACAAGGGAAAAGAAAAAACACCGCCCAAAGGCACCGAGGACGGCAAGGACGACCTCGAGGACGATACCGCACCCGCTGCGGTACCTAAAAAGGGCGAGAACGACGGAGAGGAGGACGAGTAAATATGCCTTATAAACCGAATGAGCGGGAGTACCGAGCGTTAGCTCCGTTTGCCACTCCCGACGACGACAGCAGCGACGAGCTCGTGCTGCGCGGTACCCCTATTGTGTTTGATACCCCTACTGTTATTTGCGTAATAGACGGTATCGAATATAAAGAAATTATCGCGAGCGGCTCGCTTGAGGGCTGCGATATGTCGGACTTTATCTTTAATCGCAATCACGGGCAAAACGACGCGACGGTATATGCTCGCACCCGCAACAAATCCCTCGATTACACTATCACGGGGCGCGGGCTCGATATTGCGGCATACCTCGACAAAGAGGACGAGCGACACCGCAATTTACACCGTGATGTTATGAAACGCCGCGTTGATAAAATGAGTTTTTCGTTTATTGTGAGGGAGTGCTCTTATGACAGAGAAACCCACACAAGAACGATAACTAAAATAAAAAAGCTGTTTGATGTTTCGGCGGTGGATTTTCCCGCATACAACGAAACAAGCATTACAACGGCAAGAGGCTTTTTCTCGGAGGAGCACGAGAAAGAGTTTAAGGCGTTGGAGGAACGCGCACGCCGTCAAAAGCTAATAGCTTTAACCTACTGCTAACCACTAAAAACAATCTATCAAAAACCGAAAAGGAGTAAACACTATGAATTTTATTAAGCGTATGCACGAAATCAACGCCCGCAAAGCAGAGCTCCGCGCTATGCTCGAGGGCAACGGCGAGGTAAACCTCGACGAAATCGAAAAGGAATTGCGCGAGCTCGATACCGAATACAAGGGACTCGAAAAGCGCAAGGCTACTATTGAGGGTATCAATTTGGGTACTATCCCTGCAACCGAAATCCCTAACCCCGTAACCGCACGCGCTGCGGACACTTTCGACCAGGACAAGGAGTACCGCTCCGCTTGGCTCAAGACCTTGCAGGGCAAGGCTCTTACCGAGAACGAGCAGAGAGCTTACAGCACCGCTGCTAACTCTGCGCTGCCTGCTATCCCCGAGAGCACCGCTAACGAAATTATCAAGAAAATGTACGAGGTTGCGCCTATTTTGCAGCGTTGTAAGATTTTCCACGTGCCTGGTAATTTCAAGTTTGCCGTCGAGGGTGCCAACGCCGACGCAGCTATCCACCAGGAGAACGCGGCTATTACCGTTGCAGCCGATAGCCTCGGCTCCGTAAGCCTTACGGGTTACGAAATCGTTAAGCTCGTTAAGGCGAGCCGCGCTACTGTCAATATGACTATTGCGGCTTTCGAGTCCTATATCGTTGAAATTATCGCCGAGGCTATCGCCCGCAAGATTGAAAATTATATTTTCGTCGGAACGGGCAGTAATCAGCCTGGCGGCGTGGCAAACGGTGGTAAGGGCACAAACGGCGCATATACCGCGGGTACCGACCAGGTAACCGTAGCGGCGGCTACCGCTGTTGCGGAGGCTGACATTACCACTCTGTACGGTATGCTTTCGAGCGGCTATGAGCGTAACGCGGTGTGGACTATGAGCAAGGCTACTTTCTTTGCTTATTTCTACGCCCTTATGAACAAGAGCAAAAACAACCTTATCGAATTTGCCAACGGCAAATACTACATTATGGGTTGCGAGGTTTACTTTACGGGCTCCCTTTCTATGGGCGTTGCGTACCTCGGCGACTTTTCGTATATCGTGGGTAACTATTCCCAGGATATTACGGTGGTTAAGTCCGAGCACAGCGGACTCGCTACAAACAGCGTTGACTACCTCGGCTCTTGCGTTTTCGACAGTAAAGCTATTGCGGGGCTCGGCGCGTTTGTTAAGTTTGTGAAAACCCAGACGACCTAATAACGGAGGGTTGAGCTATGGCGAATATCTCAAAGCAATTTGTTTATGATGTTCGCCGATACCTACGCATAAGTCATACTCATTTTGACGCAGAAATTACCGACCTAATAGGAGCGGCGCAAGCCGACCTCCTATTAGGCGGTATCAAAGCGGCAAAGGTTGAGGACGAGAGCGACGCTCTTATAAAGCGGGCTATTGTCTGTTATGTAAAAGCCGAGTTTGGACTCGATAACGCGGACGCTGAAAAGTACCGCAACAGCTACGAAATGCTCAAGCGGCATTTGCAGCTATCAAGTGAATATATCGAGGAGGCGTAGCTATGTATTGGCGAGAAATCGGCTTTTTGTGCGTGGAAACAGAAAAGCTCGACAAGCTCCGCAAGCCGTATAAGGACTACGAGAAACGCGAGGTTTTTTGTAATTCTAAAGGCGTAAAGAGAAACGAGTTTTACCAGGCACAAGCCCAGGGCTACCGCCCCGAGCTTTGCGTAGAGATTAAGGAGCTCGACTATAACGGAGAGGGACACTTTGAGTATAACGGCAAGATGTACCGAGTTATCCGTACATATCCCGTTAAAAACGAGTGCCTCGAGCTGATATGTCAAGCTCTCGTAGTCGAAACCACTTAAAGCGAGAGGAGGTAACGCCCTTATGAAAGTAAATACCGAGGCATTTATAACAGCTCTTACGGAGCGGGTTAATACCATTTTGCCGACGACCTACGAGGAGGCACCTACAAAAAACGCGCCTCCGATTTTTGCAGTAGTCAGCGGCATTAACATTATTGACCTCGAGAGCGGCGACCTCGCCTCTTTCTATATTGATGTTTGGGCGGACGAAAAAGCCGCCGACGCAACAATAAACCTCGAGAGGGCGTGCGACAGCCTCCGCAACGGGCTTTATAATGCCATTATAGCCGCGCCTGGCTTGTACGGGCATATCGGCTTTGACAACCAAAACACCGTAGCCGACAGCGAGTTTGACATAGCGCACCGTCGCTTGTCTATGTCGGCAAGACTATTCTACTATTAGGAGGTAACGCAATGGTTACTAATCTTACCAAAAAGCAAATTGAGAGTATCCAGATTGACGAGTCAGTTATTTTCCTTAACTACGGAGAGGCTGACGAGCGCGTCTTGGCTCCGACTCGTGGCGGCGGTGAGTTTGCCGCTACTGTTACCGTCCGCGACATTGACTTTGACGGCAAACACGGCAAGACAGCGGGTACCCAGGTTATCGAGGAGCAGGGAGCCTCTATTAAGGTTACTACTCTTTGTATGAGCCAGGAAAACCTCGCGCTTGCAATTCCGAACTGTACTATTGTAAGCGACGACGGTAAAACCATTAAAAACCCGAAAACGGGCATTATCCCGCTTGAGTCCTACCTCAAGAATGTTACTATGTTCGCAAAACTTGTCGGCGGCAAGTTTAAGAAAATTGTAATTTATAACCCTATGCACGAAACGGGCTTTACTGCTAAAGCGGTACAGAAAGCCGAGGGCGAGCTCGCCTTTGAATTTTTAGCCCATTATCCGCATAGCGACCTCGACGGCGACTTGTGGGAGGTTACGGAAATCGACACCGCGCCCGTTATGCCTACGGACGACGCGGCAGCAGCCGCAGCCGCAAGCAATGAGGGCGGACAGCCCGCAGCAAGCGGCGACAGCACCGAGGAATAATACCAGGATTTAAGGAGGAGCCAAATTATGCTTACTATTAAGACTATGCCTATGTTGCTTAAAATCGTAGGCAAGCTCGATATTAAGCCCGCTGTAGAAATGCTCAAAGGGCTTGACATTTTCGAGGACGCAAAAGACGCAAAGGACGCTATGAAACAGCTTTCCCGCGAAAAGGTAGGTATTTTAGCCTGCGAAATCTTATGCGAACTCACCCCGCAGCTCGGCAAGATTGCCGACGACCTCCCGCCCCTCGTGGCGGCTTACTACGATATTTCCCTCGAGGAGGCGTACAAGAAAGACGCAGCCGAGGTAATTAACGACCTTATCAACGACGAGGGTATCGTAAGTTTTTTCAAGCGTGCTCTACGAAAGAAAGTAGAGCAAGGAGCTTAACGCTACTGCATAAATACTACGATTGGCAGCTTATCGAGAGTCTACCTTTAACGGCTCTCGGTGAGCTGCTTTCTTTCGCCCGCAAAGAGGAGGAACGCTTGCAAAAAGCAGAACTCGAAAAGCGGCTTTTCCCTTTGTGGCTCGTAAACTATGCAGCAGCAAAAATAAAACCAGGGCTCGAGGTTATGGACTATCCCGAATTTTTAGCGAGTGTGCTATCGGACGAGCCCGCCCCGCAGCCTAAAGCAAAACAGAAAAGAACAGCCGAGGACATTATGGCGGACTTTGCGCCGATTGTTGCGGCTGATAAACAGAAAGGAGGCTAACCTATGGCAAGTATTTTTTCGCTTTTCGGTACTATCTTTATTGACAACGCCGAGGCTGATAAAAGTATCGACACGACAACCGAAAAGGCGGAAAAGAGCGGCTCAAAGGTAGGCTCCGCTTTCTCCTCTATCGCAAAAGGTGCCGCCGCAATGGGTACCGCTGTTGTGGCGGGTGCCTCCGCTATCGGTGCCGCCGCCTATAAAATGGCAAGCGACACCGCAGCAGCAGCCGACGAGGTAGACAAAACAAGTCAAAAACTCGGTATGTCAAAAACTGCATATCAAGAGTGGGACTATGTATTGTCGCAATCGGGCGTCGAAATAACAAGTATGACAACGGGCTTAAAAACCCTAACAAATAAAATCGACGACGCAAAGAACGGCTCCGAGTCTGCTACGGCAATGTTTGAAAAGCTCGGTATTTCTATGGAGGACTTAAACAATATGTCCCGCGAGCAGGCTTTCGACGCTGTTATAGCGGGTATGCAAGGTATGGAGGACTCCACGGAGCGAGCGGCTCTTGCTAACGACCTTTTCGGGCGTAGCGGTCAAGAGCTCACCGCGCTATTTAACCAAACAGCCGAGAGTACAAAAAACCTAAAAGACCAGGCACACGAGCTCGGTATGGTTATGTCGGACGAAACAATTAACGCAGGCGTAGTGTTTACGGACTCTATAGACACCATTAAACGCTCACTCGGCGGGCTTATGAATAATTTGGGCGGAGCGGTTATGCCTATTGTGCAAAGTGTGCTCGACCTGGTTATAAAAAACCTCCCGTTAATTCAAGGCTTATTCTCGAGGCTCTCTCCTATTTTGCAGGGCGTTTTCGAGAACATCTTACCTCCGCTTTTCGACCTGGTAGAAACGCTACTGCCTATATTGCTAAACCTCATAGAAACGCTATTGCCGCCTATTGAGTCGATTATAACGGCAATTTTACCCGTTATTGTTAGCCTAATTCAGCAGTTACTACCGTTTGTTATTCAAATCGTGGAGCAAGTGCTGCCTATCCTGGTTGACCTTATAAACGGCATTATGCCGCTTGTATTGCAGATTATAAACACAGTACTACCTATCCTTATTCAGCTTATACAAGCCATTTTGCCGCCGATAATTCAAATTATCCAGGCTATACTCCCCGTGGTAATTCAGCTTTTGCAGATGTTGCTACCGCCTATCTTGCAAATAGTAAATACCATTTTGCCCGTGATTATAAACCTCATAAACTTAATAATGCCTCTCGTGGTACGCATTATCGAGGCTATTTTGCCTATCATTATTCAGTTAATCGAAATGCTCTTGCCTCCGATTTTGCAAATTATAGACC